CTGGAGTTTCCTTAGCAATGTATGCCTTGAATCCTGCGATTGTTGCAGCCTGTGTTGATCCCTGAGTACCACCAGCAACAAGTGCTGCTACTACTGCCTGATCAGTTGCCTTTGCGTATGCAAGGTTGAGTTCACGGATCAATTCATCGTAGAAAACTGGTGATGAGCGATCTAGGAGTTCCCATGAAATTGTCTGGAGTCCAGCTGCCTTCTTCACATTTGCTGTGATGTAGCCAGATGCCATTTCAGTTCCGCCTAGAGCTTCACCTTCTGTTGAATCTGAATCCATTGTTGGAGCAGTTGTTAGCTTAGGAATTGTGAATGACATTCCTGATGCTGGAAGTGCGCCGCGTGAGATTGCATCTACTGCTGGACGACCATCGATTGATGTTGTTACGAACTCGTTCATGTGAGGAGCGAGTGTTAAGCCTGTGTTTGTTGATGTGTCGTTAGTTGCTAGAACTAGCTGACGAGCATCTTCATCACCCATTGATGCCTTGATGTTCGCTTCCAATAGCTGACCAGCTGTTAGGTCAGGATTGATGCGAGGAGTTGTGTAGAACGCTGGACGAGTTGCCGCAGCATCTACTTTGTGTGCTTCTACCGCTTCAGCAACGGCAGGAGTCTCTGGAACGGTAGTGTCTGACACTTGTTCTCCTTCTGGTTGAACTTCTGGGACGGATGTCTCAGAAACTTGTGTGGCTTCTTCTTCAGAAGCTGCGACCTGCGAAACTCGCGCAGAATCGATTGCTGGATCGGTGACTAAAGATGTTTCCATGATTGAACTCTTAGAGATCACCATCACGCCATCTTGATTGTCCCAAGCATCGACCTTGACTCCTACTGAAAAGCCATCTCGGAGTCCATCAGCAGCTTCTACCAAAGCATCTTCGCCCGCCATTGTGTTAGCGATCTTGAATGTTGCATCAATGCCTTCTTTAGTTACTTCGTATGAAAGAAGTTTGCCGATTGGACGAGTGCGATCATGCTCTAGGAGCAGTTTCACATTCTTGTTAAATTTGATCGATTCAGCTGCAAAGATTGTTGGTCCAGCAGATGTGTTGCCCTGCTCGCCCCATGTAACGATGCGACCTGAGATTGTTCGCTTGTTTGAGTCTGCTGCTGTGAGTGTGACTGGCATTTCGATCTTCATCGAATCAAGTCCTCCTCTTCCTGGATTTGTTCAACGCTCATTGCGCCGATTGTGTTGAGTATCTGATAAACCTGAGCGCGCTCCAATGCGTTACCGCGTAGGAAGTCATCTAAATCAAAACGAATTTCTGCCGTACTTGGACAGATATCTGGAAGCGATAAACGAGACTCAATAGCCGAGAGAATCGGACGCATCGAGAAGTCCACCAATGATCTACGCTCTGAAGTGGCGTTGGAATAGGTCATCGAGGTATTTTCAGCGGAAAGGAAGTACGCTGGAATTCCTGCTGCGCGAGCAATTTCCAACGCCACATATTGACGACCTTCGACAAGCTGCAAAGACTTTGGATCAAAGCCAACAGATTGCATTTCAACATCTGCATTTAGAAATGCTGTTGAACGAGTAGCGCGAGAGTTGCGCCATGCTTCAAGAAGCTTTGCGATGCGCTCTGAAGTTAAATTTGTACCGTTGCTCTTGAGAACCATTGATGGTACTGGTTCTTTAGCATAAGAGAGTGCAGCCTTTTCAAGTTCGATTGCAGCTGTAATTGTACGACCTGCGCGATTTAGAAAACCTTCGTCATAACCATCAAAACGAATGATTGAACCGATCCCAGCAATAGGAGCCATGCGACCATCGACCTCATAGCCATCAATCTCATTCATTGCCAAGTTGTATTTTGCTTGCACACGACGAGGATCAATACGAGTCCATGAACGAACGCGACCGTCTTCTGCATAAGCATCGAGGACTAAACCAAAACCGACACCGTACAGCCAGATATCTTCTGCGATCCAGTTGTAAACGACAAAGCCAGACACACGCGGATCGGGTTGATTGATTACACGAAGTGGCTCGATGTGTGCGCCTGTAATCTTATTATACTGCTCTAAAGGTAAAGAACCGATAGTGCCACAGATAATATTACGAGCTCTTGCGACTGCTGGAACGCTCATTGCCGATGCGCGATCTACTGTAACTGGTGCATTGAGCAATCCATAAACAGAAGATGAAAGATTGAATGGTTGAAGAGAAGCTGCGACATCTGTGTTTGAAGTTTCAACAGATGGAGCCTTGACAAAACGATCAAAGATTCCCATTGGACAAATGATACCATAAATGTCTAAAAATTTGACAAATTGGCAAAATGTGTCTAGCCAACCATGATGTCCATTTCAGCATCTGGAGCCGTGGCAAAGTGAGAGACCATTGCCATTGCCACAGCTGCACAGATTGTCGAGTTAGATACCTTGCGACCCAAGTACCAGCCCCCATCCTTGAATGGCAGTTTGACTGCACTTAAAACTTGTTTTGTCAATTCATCTTGATTGCCATGAATGAGTCTTTGACTGGTAATAGCAGACAGCATTTCGTCACAGGCTTGCCCATAGACCGCACCATCGATCGGAGTCGTGTTGATTCCTGCTGGAGCCAAGCGAGCTGCGACCGCGCCTGAAGTCTGGCGAGAATAAGCGACAGTCTCGACCTGATATTTACGAACCCAGTCAGCCACAGAGTTAGCCATTTGTTTGTCATCAAGATTGACAGGATTGGTATAAGTCTCCAAAAGTACAACGATGAACTTATCTCCATCCACACGCTGAGCAGCCAGTAGTGCCGCTTCTCTTCGATCCGGTGAGAGATCGATCGCCATCCATGTGGACTTCTCTTTGTCAAGCTTTGCTTTAGGTTTGCCACATGATGCCCATGAGGATGGATTGATGGCTGGATTGATCTGGGATACCCATTGGCATAAGAGTTCAGTCCGGACAATGGATTCTTCATCCATCATTGCAGCTTCAAGATTTTCAATGGAGATTGTGTGACCTAATGACGGATTCGCTTGCGCCCACGCATCTCTGTCATCGATCTTGCACCCTGGCTCAGCACTCCACTCGAACCAACCGATCTTGTCGGCTGCTCCATTAGCTGCTGCTATTCCGCGATCTCTTAATCTATTGAGAATGACTGAATGTTGATCACCGGCATTTGAGAAGATCAAAGTCTGAGGATTAGGAGTTGCCATCTGGGTATATCGAAGTGATGACCAGACTTCATCATCGTGGAACTCTCGAACTTCATCCATGTACACAGTATCAGGAGCTGCAATACCGCGAGAGGCTGAGTTATTGGCACGGACTAAGTAACGCTCACCAGTTTTAAGCTTGATCTCCTGTGATCCCTTAGATTCGTACTTCTTACCAAAACGATCTACCAGATGAGCAAAGGATTGGATCGTGTCATCGATCTTCCAAAAGATTTCAGATGAGGTTGTCAGTTTGTGAGCTGTGTGGACCTGCAATTTCTGCTCTAAAGCGTACATTCGCCACAGAATCATCAGCTGCATAAAGGTAGATTTACCATTTTGACGGCTGATAATCACGCCCACTTCCTTAAACCACCACTTGTCATCCTCGGTGACTTTGCAGATTTCATGAGCTAAAAACATCTGCCACGGAAGCAGATTGAACCCGATTGATTCACAGAATTCGATGAAATCAATGCCATAACTGGGCAAATCTGGTGATTTAGTCCATATACGAGGCTCTACAACACCACGGTAAGCCTTCTGAGGCTGTTCTGAGCCTGTTTGAGCAATATCTGACATCTTATGACCTATTCATCCTGATAGTGGCTTATTTCGCCATTTTTCGGGATAAATGAACCAGGGAGGGTCATGGGTGTCCTAGCACTCTCAAAAAACCTACCCCCTTTGCTGTAATTGCATGTTCTGCATAACACTTGAAGATTACTATCCTCATCACTACCACCTAACTTGCGTGGGATGATGTGATCAACAGTATCACCCTCTAGTCCACACCTTTGGCATGTCCTCTGATCGCGCCTTAATATGCGCTCTCTGATCTTTCTCCATTGAGAGCTTGATCCATTGCTGAGTGCTGACTTCTTCAATGCCATCCAAACCTTTGCCAATGAGCTAACGCTATGCAAGGCTCACCATATCGATTGCCTATGTAGTTGAGTCCCCATTGTACTTGCTCATAGCCATTAAGTGTTGCTAAGTATTCTGATCTTCCTTGAGGAATGCCATTGTGTGATCCATTAACAGCTTTAGGATTCCAATGAGATTCATGTGTATATAACTCATCTAAACAGTTGAATTGCTTGTAATTAAAATCTAATAAATAGAGAGAATATTCTTTGTAGCTTATATATTCTTTAATGCTTGTAGAGCCTGCATTCTGCATTGAGAATAGAGATATCCCAAACCCTAGCAGCACCCCGCGAGCTATGCGCCTAAGGCGCTCGCGGTGAGCCTTTGAGAGGCTCTGCGTACTTAGGGTAGCATGCGTGTCAAATCCATTTGTAAAAGTGCTGGTCAGAACGGCGTGTCGCATTTCTGGACCTCCTTATTGTTAGCCTGTGGATAACTTCTGTGGATAACTATTTGTCTGTT